ATCTGCTGGATTTCATCCTGCTGCACAGCCGAAAGCTGCCTGATCTTGTCCTTACGCGCGTCAACTGCCGCCTTCGCTTCCAAAAACATAGTCACGTCGTCGTAGTCTTCGCGCCTTGGCTCTTCCAAACCCTCTTGCGCAATCAACTGCTTCACTACCTCGATACTTTCGAGATAATGCCGCTGCCGTAAACCGATATCCTGCACCATCGCTTCCGCTTGGCGCTTCACCACATCGGCTTCGGACATGCGCTGATGAAACGTCTTTGTACGGACATAGCCGTCCAAGGCTTCGCGCAGCGTGACTTGCTCGTCTCTCCCGTCAACCTTGACAGTTACAAGCTGATCATATGGATCGTCTTGCTCGCCTTCACCTTCATCAGCGTCTTGCTCTTCGCCTTCACCGCTGTCGTCTTCCGACAGCTCCAGCTCTTCATCCTGCTGCTCAGCAGCATCATCTGGCGTGCCGTCGCCCTCATCGGGTTTGCCGGTTGCCAGCTCTTCTACCGCGCTATCCAGGGAAAGTTTCTCTACCATCTTCGGCCTCTCGTTGCTGCTCGATTGCAGCTTTGATCTCCGCTACCAAATTCTGGAACGTCGTAAGCAGCTTTTCCGCCGCCTTGTATTCGCTCCAGATTGCTTCGCGCTGTGCTGTCTGCTCTGGCGACGTTGCCGCCCATTGCTGGATCGCGTCAGCTCGAAACTCGTAGAACACCGCGTTGAACACGGGGTTCGTTAATACAGCTTCAGCATATTGCAGTGTATCAGCCTCTGTAAGACTGTTAATTTTTATCACTGCGGCTTCCGTACATTCTGGTTAGTGGCACGCCCACCGCGCATCGTGGCGGGCATTTTATCGATGGCATATTTTTCCAGCTTGGCTTCGATCATCATTTCCATCTGACCGAAATACTGCTTCATCTGCATTTCCTGCGTCTTCTGCCAAGCTTCCATCGCCAAGCGCTGTTGCTCAGCCTGCGCCTTGACTTGCGCCGCGAACATATCCGTTTGCGCCTTCTGCTGCGCCTTCATACGCTCCAGGATCATATCCTGCTGCTGCTGCTGTGCTTTGAGCGCGCCAGTCTGCTGAATTTCCTTTTCCTTCAGCTGCGCTTTCTGCTGATTGGCCTGCTGATCGACTTGCGCCTTGATCTGCGCTGCCTGCACCTTGTCGGCGTTTTTGCCCTGCTGCTGCGCCTGCTGCTTGCGTTCAGCCGTCCACGCGGGCAGCTCCTGCTTCACTTGCTCCAGGGACTTAAAGAAAAACATCGATGGCCCGACGCGCATTAGCTCCGCAAACTTGTGCAGCGAATAAGCAAAATGCTCCAGCGAGCAAACAGGATTGTCCGGCGTGAGCTGCGTCAAAATCTTTTCCTGCATACCCATGATCTGCAGCACGCCCTGCACGCGCTCTTCGCGCGTTCCCGTGCCAAGCCCGATCAGCACGCGCACTTGCATGTCGATATTCCAGCTGGACGGATCGACATTGATAAAATTGACGCCGAGCGAAACTTGCATCGGCCGGTCCTGGTGCTGCACTACCAGCCGCAAAATCTTCCGGTAGAGCTGTGCCAGTCCAGTTTCCGCCATGCGCCGCGCTACGCCGCGCAGCTGCATCTGTGACAGCCCCAAAACAGCACGAACGCCCACTTCCGACGATGATTGCAGCGCTTCCGCTGCCAGCCCACTGCTTTCCTTGGATACGCCGACGCGGCTTTCCTTGCGGCCTTCCATGTACTCCAGGATCGTCAGCGACTGATGGCCGATGAACGGCACTTGTATCTCGCGCGTCATACCCGGCGCTTTGACGCGCACGATGCCTCTGAACTTGTTGTCCAGCAAGTCTTCCATGTTGACTTGGTTCTGGACAGCTTCCGTGCGCGGGTTGTTGGCGTGATCGAGATTGTCCAGCGTGGCACGGACTGTCTTTGTCGTAATGTCCTGCAGATCGACCAGCCGATCCACCTGACTGCGACCGATCACCGTGTGCGGGATTGGATACGGGCAGCCGATGCAATAAGGGTTGTCTTCAACAATTTCATCGTGGCAAATTTCGGCAACGTCCATGCCGATGCCAATCACCTTGTGCAGCTCTGACAGCCCATCGCCGTCCTTATCGACATACACATACAGCTCATAGACTACGATTGGCTGCGTGCTTTGATCTTCGGTCGTGCTGTCCTGCGTGTCATTGTTACGCTGATCGCGCTGCTGCTTTTCCTGATGGCCGACTTCACCCTTGCTCATCGGCCCAATGCGCGCGATGGCCTTTTCATAAGGAACGCCCATCGCCACAGCATCGCTGACTGTCATTTCCGCGACTTCGCCGCAGATCGTGTAGCAGCGTGGCTCTATCGACGTGGCTTTTTCATTGATGATGAAATTTTCGGGCTTAGTCGTTTCAACCTTGTAAAGCGGGCGCTTCTCAGTGCGCTTGATCCGGCACGAAAACGTGGGCTGATCATCTTCAAATTCAGGTTCGTCAGGGCTTAGCTCCAAAACTTCAACTTCATCCGGCTCAGCCAGCAGCATCCATTGATCGTAGGACAGCCCCGAATACTCTTCCTCGGTAATTTCCAGCTTTTCGTCTTTGTAGACTTTGAAGATGCCCGTTTTAGCAATCAGCCCGTCGCGCAAATACTCTTCCAGCAACATGAAGCCGGGGTTCTGCAGCCAGAACACTGTTTCGACGGTCTTAGTGGCAGCGAACGCGAAGTCCTGCTGCTCGCCCGTGGGGATGAACATCAGCGGTTCGTCAATGCCGAGATACATATCCATGAGCAACGGAATGGACTGCTCCACAACGTCGCTCGCCTCGGTCATTACGATCTTGCTGCGATTTTTCTCTTCGCGCAGATCGGACTTGCCGCCCCAATAGCGCCACGCCTTGCTACGTTCGTGCGAAATATTGGTTTCTATCCACTGAACGGCTTCAGTGGCGTGCGTCTTGACGATGCTGTGGAAGGCTTCGGCGTCCAGGCCGCGCTGCTTTTTGCGCTTCTTTTCGCGGCGTTCCTCGACTACGGGAACGGCTTCATCGACTGACAGTGTTTCCATAGGCGCGTAAGGCTAGAGGGAATGCTTGCCGCTTTACAGATGTTAATTCTTTACAGGACAAAGCTGTTATCGATGCGATCATTGATATTGCCGCCCCACGTGGCGCCCTTCAGCCCGGCTGCAACGGAACTCTCATAAGCAAACGACAGACATACAGCGTCAGCGCGATCTGGCGACGGCAGCCCGCGCTTTTTCATATCCGCCTTGCTCTCCAGCTGCAGCTTGCCGTTGGGCAGAAACTTCATGCGCGGCGTCGTCAGCTCACCCTTCAGCTCTTCATCGTTAGGAAGTATGAGTTTCCGCGCTTCCGCAGCCTCGCGCACATTCCCCCACAGTTCATCGCGCAGCCGGTTGTAAACGCTGCCAACGGAAGGCGTCTCTGAAACGTTAATTCCAACTGCTGGCACTTGCAGCTCCATGAGCCTGTCCACAACGCCTGCGCCGATGCCGATAACGTCAACATAAATTTCCAGGGGCCTAAGATTGATTGGCGTCGTCTCATATTCGATCTTGATCCTTCCAACCAGCTCCATCGTGGACAGCTTGTGCCACACCTTCAAGGGATGCACGTAATAGTCCGTGCGCCGACAAAGCACCGATGCATCGTCGCCGAAGCGCGCCACGTCGATACCCCACACTTGCCGCTTGCCCTCCAGCGGTTGGATATCACGATGCATCGCTTCATCGATCAAAAAGTACGGGATGAACGTGTCTTCCTCTGCCGGGGGAAACTCGCCCATGACACGGATCGCATAGGCAGCGCTGTCCACGCCATAGCGCTTGCGCATCATTTCGATGAATTTTGGATCGACGCGCGAACTCTCCGCGCACGCTACTTTGCGTGTCCACCATTCGCCCTGCCATTTAGTGTGAGCGTTATAAAAGAAGCCTGATCGTCTAGTTGGATTTCCAGTGAGCACTGTGATGGCCCCTGGCGTGGACATAGAGCCTGAAGCAGCCTCAAATATAACTTCGGGAACACCGGATGCTTCATCAACCACCAAAAGCACGTAGTCCGAATGGACGCCCTGCAGCGCTTCTGGATTTTCAGCTCTGCTAGTTCGTGCTGAAATGAATGCTTCATCGGGGCTTGCCTTCAGTGCTATGCGATCCGTCGTCAGGACCAGCTCATCCTGCAAAACTTGCGGCAGCTCGCGAACCCAGCGCTTGGTTTCCGAAAATGCCGCGTCGAACAGCTGTGCTGCCGATGGCGCCGTTATGACGGTTTTTGACGGCCAGCGCGTGATCAGGAAGTGGATCATTATCCACGCCAACAATGCCGTCTTGCCGACGCCGTGACCGGATCGTATGGCGATCTGCGTTTCGCCAGCGTCGAGCGCTTCCAAAACTTCCTGCTGCCACGGTTCCGGCGCGGCATGCAGGACATTGATCACGAAACTTACCCGGTCATTGCGATACCGGGTAATGAAGTCTTCAAATAGATTGCTCGACACGTTTGCGCTTCTGCCACGTTCGCCTTAGCTCGCCGCGCGCCAGAAAAAGCGCGTTATAGAACACCGTCCAGTCGTGATATTTGGCCTGCGGCCATTCAGCATGCACCAGATCGACAATGCGCTTAGCGATGTCGAACTGGCTTGGCAGGCGGCGCTCTGATTTAGGCTCTTCTTTCGGTTTCGGCGTCTCTGGCGGCTCTTGCTTCAGCTCTTCGGCGAGCGCCGCTTTTGGGGATTTCATCCGTGTGCATCCTTGCCGCTCATCGTGCGCCATGTAATAGCATTGCATCCTATGAGCGGAAACGATGCAAAATTAACCACCGCCCAGCTGGAAATGGAGATAGTCCGCCAGCTGCAAAAAGGCGTCCTGCAGCCGTCCGACATTGCCAGGAATATCGATCCGCGCGCCCCGAAAAACAGCTCGCACGTGGTGCGTGTCTACCGGCGCATGCAGGCCCTGCAGCAGCGTGGAATTATACTCGGCTACTACGCCAAGCTGTCACTTGAAAAGATCGGCTATGGAAATACAGCTCTTTTTCACGTCGCCCTTAATAAGCCCATCAATAAGACCGTACTTACGGAATTTGAGGTCGATGCGCGTCAAATTAAGCAGATCATTAGCCTGCATTTTGTCGATGATGCCAAGGTGGACTATGCGGGCCTCGTAGCCCTTGCAGCGAAACGCGATTTCAAAAGTGTCGCTGCCAAGATCGAGCGCTGCCGTCATGTGAAAGCGGCCGTCATCCTGCCTATTCTTCGCTCGCTTCATTTGCCGTCTACGCCTCCAGTTTTAGCGCTCGCGCCTTGATGTAACTGATCGAAGAGGTTGAATATGGACCGCCCCCTGGTGCAAGGAATTTCAGTTCGGCAAGCTTTCTGGATAGCTCCCGATGGCCGATGTCGGGCTTATGACGGAGTATCCTGGCAGCCGCTTGAACGGCAGCAGGGTTTGCTCGCCTGCCCTCTATGCGCTCGCCTAATTTGCGACTTTTGCGATCCCGCGCAGCTTTCAGCTTCGCTACAAGAGTGGATTTCTCAAACTGCGCAACCGCACCCAGGATATGGCGAACCATTACCGCTGTTGGTGTATCCTGAAGGAAAAAATCAGGCGCTGTTATTGGCACCAACGCTATTTCATGGGTTTGCAAGAGCGCGTGGCCCGTTATCTGCACTACTAAGTCACGTGCAAACCTGTCAGGGCTTTCCACCAAAATCAGCTTGATCTTCTTTTTCGCCGCGTCGGCGATCAAAGCACTGAAGCCCGGCCGCTCCATGACCGGATCGCTGCCCTTCACGCCCGCGTCGTAATACTTGCCGACGATCTTGATGTCATTGCGCTTGGCGTAATGCTCAATAGCGCGCATTTGCCGCTGTTCGCTGTCCTTGTCGTCACCGACATTGGTAGCGCTCGACGTGCGCAGATATGCGAATGCTTTGTCCATGCACACTATCTAAGTGATAGTGTTCAAGCTGTCAAGTGGTTGCGCAGCTTGAGGCAGTAATAAATCAGGCACCACCAGATCAGAATGTCGATCACGGTAAATCCTTGCCCGCCCGCCGCCACAGAAATTGCTTGAGCCGCGACTTGAGCAAGCGCACTTGCCCGACACGATACTGCCGGAACAGATCATCATGGTCGAAAATACGCTTGAACGCTGGCGACCACGATTTCATGTTGTCGGAAGTCCTAGGATCGAAATGCGCGCCATAGCGCTGTTCCCAATGCCAGCGCGGCACCGTCTTGACCAGCCCGATCCGGCGCGTCAGATCAGAAATAGGATCGAAAAAAGCTTCGGCAGTCTCACCGCCTATTTCGTCGCGCAAGCGCCCACCGATAGCACCATAACCGGGCAATGGCGCGCGCGCTTGCGCCTCGACAGTCGCAATAAGCGCTTCCTTCAGCCGATCAGCTGCCAAAGGCGCAGCAGCGCCGAACTGCAGAAACTTACGGCGCCCAATCTTCACCGCTGCCATTCCTTGATCCAGCCCGTCGCCTTGTTCACCGCCCACGTCGGCAGCTTGCCCAGGATATAGTTCACCGCTGAGCGCATGTCTTGCACCGTCGTATCCGGCGCCTTGGTGTAAAATGCCGTCCAGAACATCTGGACAGCGTTGGCATGCTTCATGCGGGCTGGATCGCGCGGCGTCATGGCAGCAATTCGTCCATCAGCTGCACCGTCTCCAGGAACAGCTCATCCTTGCGCCGTTCCTCGACCGGCAGTTCGTCGTAGCTGTCAACGATATTCGGATGCTCCCGCATCGGCGTGTTTTTCGTCGGCCCCCACTTCCAGCCGTTGATCTGCTTGTGGTGCTTCCAGATCGCCCACAGCTCGCGTGGGCGCATCCCCGGCTGCGCTAAAACCAGCCGCACTCCCAGGATAAAGCTGTCCTTTGTCTCGTCGTCCACCGCTTGCCATTTCGGCTGCGGAAATGTTTCTGCCCTGCTTAGATTGTATGCCGAATTGACTTGGTGACACGCCGCCGCCAAAGCCAACTCCCGCGATGAAGGATTGGTTTTCAATGCCATCTATCCGTTCCTCCAAATCTTCAAGATATGCCGCCATCAGGATCGTCTTGAACCACACCAGGACTATCGTGGCGAACAGCAGAAATATGAAAAACGCTGTGATCATTTCGTCTTCGCACGCCGTGCGCCCTGATAAATATAACATGGGTCAGTGTCAGTGCAGGAAATGCACTGCGCCGTGCGCGGCTGGCAGATCATCTGCGCAGGCACCATCGGCGCCAACCGCAGATCGAACGGCTCAGTTTCCGGCACAACAGGCTCTTTCAGCTTTGGCGCGGCGTCTTCACTGCCATTAGCAGGATCAGCGATCTTTGGAATTTCCTTCACTTGCGCCTGCGCCACGTGCAGCGTTTGCGGTTGCATCGCCAGGATCGCCAGCGCAGCCATCGGGATAAGCATCATTCACTCCATAGCTTCATCCTAATCAGCCGGTAGGCCAGCCATTCCGGCACAGCGCGCTCGCCGCTTTCGTAATACTGCAGCGCCCGCTTGCTGATCTGCAGGCGCCGGGCGAAGTCAGTCTGCGAATGGCCCAGCTTTTCGCGGATCGCGCAGAACTGCCGCGCTGTCGGCACCTTCAGGCGCTTGTATG